GAGCGTCACATCGTTGGTCGTGATGATCAGTGAGCTCGTCAACGTGATCATCCCGCGGATCCGAATGATCCGGCTACTCGCGATGGCCAACAGCAGCTCCGCCTCGGTCGTCACCGTTTCATAGGGCAATGTGGCAGGCGTCCAATCGCCTGCGGTCGTGGACAGAGCTGTCCAGGCCGACTTGTCTGACCGCTGGATCCCGATCTGCCCGGTAAATTGTGGGACAGTAGATGGCCGCGCCGCGGGGTTCACCCATGTCGACGTGGCATTGGCTCCGTTGCCCTCGAGCTGGGCCAGCTCGCGCACCCGGGCTGCCGTCACCGGTTCAAAATTTCCATTCGCATCAAACCCGAACAACGCGTTCGGGACTGGCGACACATCCGCTTGCGGGCTGGCTGAATAGTCCATTTTGATGGCCCGACTCAGGGTCGACTTGAGCTCCTGGATCTGCATCGTGGCGCGATCTAGGCCGCTCTCGATTGCAGTTGAGGGGAGTCGCCCTGCCAAAGGGAGCTCGACCGGCTGGGTTGCTGGTATCTCACGCCAGATCACGACCGTGGAGGTCTCGGCCACCGGGTTGACGGTCGTCACGCTGAAGGTGCCGGACGGCCCCACAACGACAGTGTAGGCCCAGGAAGGGCTCTGTGAGAAGGCAGCCCCAGGGACCTGGATACCGACCCGGATCTGAGATCCGTCAGTGACTGGGAAAGGTACGGGATACTCGATGGTCGCCGAGTTGTTTCCTGAATACGTGACGTTGGTGACCTCGCTGGAGACGGACATCTCTAACAGAGCGAGACGCCGCCTTAAAAGTCAATTTTCCGACCCCTTCCTGGCCTCCTTCGCCTCCTTGACGCGCTGCTTTTGCATCCGCTCGGTCGCCGTCTTCTCCTCCTCCTCGTCCTGGTTGAGGCCGTCGACGATGGCCGTCCCATCACGCAGGACATGCCAGAGAGAGGTCGCGCTGGCCGCGGTCTCGTTGAACACCCCGAGCATCCCCAACAACGACTCAGCATCCCGCAGAGTCTGCTCGACGGGCTCGTCGTCGCTGAAGGTCTCGAGCGTGGACAGTCGCTTGACGGCTGGCCAGGCGTTGGCCACGGCGCTGACTTTGGAGTCGCCCAGGTTGGGCTGCTTGCCGACCGCATTGACGAGGGCCTCGACCGCATCTCCCCACAGAGGGACCCCATTGAGCGGCCCCGCGAGCGTCTGGATTGTCAGCCGCTTGAGGCCCCAGTGTTTGTCGTCGAAGGTCTCGTCATCATCATCATCGCGCGCATCGCGCCAGGCATTGCGGATGATGGCGGCCATGAGACCTCCCGCACCCCAAACCACGAACGCAGCCCGGGCGGCCCGAGCGGGATCGGTGACCGAGTTGGCCGCCGCCCACTTCGCCAGGGCGAGTTTCTGACGGGCCTCGGAGGCAAACGCCCAGCCCAGCTTCGCGAGAGGGTTGGTCGTCACATTTTCAAAGTAGCTGCGCGTGGCCAACCGAGTCGGCTGAGCGACGCGCTCGACGATCCGCTCCGTCTCCTGGTGGGCCAGAGCATCGACATCACCCGGGTTCACCCCCGCGGCCAGGAGCTCCTGGCGCTGGTAGTCGAAAACAATCGCGTAAGTCCCCGCGGTGAAGAGACCATCGGCGCCGGAGATCAGCATCCCCAGGCGTTGGGCCGCATGCTTGATTTTGTTAGGCTGCCTGCTGCGCAGACCCTCCATGGCCTGCTGGACCACGGGAGGCGCCTGAGCCACCCGGCGGCGAATGAAGTCGCTGTCGAGAGCGGCACGCCAGGACATCTGCCCGGCCAGGAGTTTGCCGAAACGGACGACGTAGGCCCCGGTCGGCATGACTGCTGCCGCTGCCGCCAACTGCGTCGACTGAATGATCAGCGTCCCAACCCGGCCGACCAGCGCCATGCGGGCGAAGCGCCCGGTGTAGCCCCGCATCAGTTCTGTCAATTGATCACCGGCCGCCGCGTCCCGGTTCCCCCCTTGCGAGAGGATCTGGACCCAGTTGAGCAGGAGCTTGCGAGCCTGTTCCCCGCCGCGGGCCTCGACCGAGTTCAGCAGGTTGCGGTTACCGATCACAACATTGAGGTCACGCACCAGGGCCTGGTAAGCCATCCAGTGCTGGATCTGGCGGTTGTGGCCGATGAGCGTCGCCAGGGCGTCGCGAAATTGCGGCTCAGCGGTCGCCACCATCGAACGGGTCCTCAAGCTCGGAGGGGTCAAAGAGGCCCCACTCATGGCGTTGCCGGTCACAGGGTCGACCACCTGCCCAGGCTGGACCTGCTGAGGGGTGACTGTGAGTGGCGCGTAGAGTTTGTTGTGAGGTAGGTCGACGCCCATCGCCTCCCGAAACACGGGGTTGAGAATGGCGTATTCGTCAGCATATCGGCGGCTGATAAAAGTCATAACCTCCACGGCCTCCGGACTCAGCTGCCCCTCGACGTTCTTGATCCAGGCATCATTGATCTGGTATTGTGCCATGTGGCGCTGCCCGTCGGGCTGCCTCCACATCAACAACCCTTGAATGACCTGGAGCTCAGAGAGCGTCCCCCAGGAGTTGCCTGTCGTAACGCTCGGCTGACTCAGCTTGTAACGCAGCCGCTCACCTGCCAGGGCATCCCCGGCCAGGCGGGCGAATAGTGCGTCAATATCATTGCCGAGGCTCTGGACGGCGTCCTCGTACTGGTTGGCCGCGGCCCTCTCGCGGTCGACAACCTCGCTCACCTCAGGCACGTCGCCGAATGCAAAGCGCATCACCTCCTCGAAACTCGAAAGGCTCAGCAGGGTCTTCTTGAAGACGCCCCGGCGCGTGTTGTCCGCCGCCTCCATGACTTGGCGTTCCTCTGGCGTGCCCAGACGCCCCGTGGCTGTCATTAAAGCTGCCCCCAACTGGCCCCGTTCGGCCCGCAGGATGGCCTGCCTCTGGGCCCATGCCAGCCGGCCGGCCTCATAGGTCTCTTCGGTCGCCTCCAGGGCAGCTGCCATGCGGCTCGAGTCAGCCTTGCTCCAGTCGCCGGCTAGGTTGATGAGCTCATGCTCGCGCATCGCTAGAGCCTCTTCCTCTGGGGTCAGGACGCCGGAGTTGATCTGAGAGTCCAGGTCAGCCATGCGCCCATCGACGGCGACCCGGTCTTGATTCATCGCCTTCTCCACGGCCTGGAGGAGCCGGTGGGTGTCCGGGTCGAAGCCCTTGGGCTTCATCCCAGCGACCCCTTTCGGCGCCGCCCGGTCGAGCAGCTTGCGCATGTCGGTGGTGTACTCGCGCCGCAGATAGGTCTCGAGGACTTCATCGAGCCTCTCGATCCGCTGGCGGAGGAAATCTTCGCGGGCCTGGGTTGTGGTCAGTCCGGCGAGCTTGGTGAAGCCACCCACCTTCCCGCGCACCTCCGAGGGAAACTGCATCAGGATGGCATCCAGAGTCGACAGCGCCCGCAGCATCTCCTTGCGGTTGGATTCAGCTGAGAGCTTAGATGCCTCCCTACCCCGCTCCTGGCGGTGCTTGGACTGCATCGTCATCAGCTCGCGCTGGTGGCCCTTCACGAGGGCCGCCCGATTCTTGGCGATGTCGGCACTGTTGCCCAGGCGAGCGGCGACCCCCTGTCCCTTGAGCTTCTCCATCTCGACCCGCTGCCGTTGCTTCAGAGCATCGCGCCGGGTCGCATCCCACCCGTCCTGCTTGGCTGCTTCCAGGTCATACTCGTGCGCGGCCTTCAGGGCCTCCACCTTCTGAGCATGCTCCTCGGCCGTCGATGGCTGAGACGCCACGAATGCAGCCAGCTCCGCCTTGTGACGTCGGCGCAGAGCCGCCATCTCCCGCCCGTGAGCCATCTCCATCCAGGGGCTGGTCGTCGTCAGAGAGTCGTTATAGCGCATCGCGCGGGCCATCCCGGTGACTTGCTCCCGGGCAGCCTCGAACCACTCACGCCGCTGCTTTGGATCCGCCTTGCGGTTGTTCAGCGCATCGGCCACACCGTCCAGTCGGGAGGAGAGGGAGAAGCTGATCCTCTCGTCGCCCAGGTTGAACCGCTGAGACAAAGGGATCAGCTTGCCGTCGGCATCGTAGGTGAAGGGGTCGGCCGACTTCACTTGGGAGCGCGAGAAGGGCCTGTATTCAAGGGGCATCTCTTCACTAAATGCGCCCTCTTGATCTTCTTCCCCAAAGAAAATCCCATGGTACACAAACCCATCATATCCAGCCTCGCTGGCAGCTTTCGTCACCTCCGTACTATTCGCGAGAGGATAAAAGTCCGTATAAGCACCGGTTGATGCGTTATCCCAATCGGTGGGGTCTCCATCTTCCATCCACTCAACTTCTGTTCCAAACCCATCAACTTTTTGACTGTCAAAACCTAGGTCGTTGAGGAACCCGCTGAATTGGGTTTTGGTGATAGCCCCTGTTGGGTCTTTGAACTCGTATGGGTTTTTGATGAAAACAAAGCTATCGGTGACCACACCGACCCCATCCCCACGATTCTGCCGAGCATACTCCTCGGCGACGATTCGATTTGGGGTAAATGTTGGGGTGGCTACTTTTGTGTCCAACCTGTCGCCTGATGAATGACCTCTGTAGAGGCGAACTCCTCCTGCTTGTTCTGCTGCTTGATTGGTTATCCGCTGCCCCTCCTCCTTGTCGCCCCGCGCCTCGGCGGAAGCGTACTCCGCATCCTGAGCCGGTGTCATGGCGCGGGTTAGGGAGAACCCGGTGGTTGCCTTCGTCGTCACGATTGCGGCGGCGGCATCGTAGTCCTCGACGATCACCCCATCGCCGGGTTGGTACGTCTGTGGTTCACCCACGTACCTCATAAAGACGACGTCGGGGCGGCCAGCATTAAACTTTTTGTAGGTGTCGAAATCCCAACCGTCAGGGGCGTACTCATCGTTGAAAGGGAGGCGCGCCTCGGCTTTGAACCCCAGGTCGGAGTAGATACCCGGGAGGACGGTGTCGAACCCGTTGAGCCACCTCACGCGCCCGGCAGCGACCGCTGCTTGGAAGACCTGGGAGACCATGTCGGGGCCGCCGTCTTTTGACTTTGTCACAGCGCCGATCTCCCCGCTCGGCGAGATACTAGCAGTGGCCGTTTCTCCGTCCCTCTCGACAACTAAGAGGTCATACCCATCGTAACCCTTCGGCTCGTAGACGTCGACCGAGGTCCCAAATTTGTGGGACCGCTTGTTGGCCCCGGCAATGCGCGAAAAGTCCTCGACGGTGATTACTCCCACTCGTCCTCGAACATCTGCACCGCCTCCTCCCTGGTCTTCGCCAATCCCCTTTGTAGCAAGGAGACGACCGCCCGCCGCTTCAATTCGTCCGATGACATCCACGAGGGATTGACCGGCATCGTTGCTGGGTCCAGATCGCTGTCCCCCGTCATCGGGCCGCCCCTCATCGAGAGGAGTTCCAATGGGTGTAGTGCGTTCGCCGAGGGATTCGAGGAACTGGTCGAAGCGGACGCGCTCTTCTGGGCTGAGGCTTTCAGTCCAGGGGCGGGTGCGTTCGTTTCCGGTTTCATCTTTTTCAAGGGGGATGCTGCGACCTATTGCCTTGTCGACCAGTTTTTTCTGATACTTGCCGATGTTGGCCTTGTCGATAATCACCCAAGTCCCCGGCTCGGTCAAGAACTCCCTGGCGTAGTTGCCGTCGAGCCGGAACACCATGCCGTAGTCGTTCTGGGTGAATTTCCCCTGTTGGACCCCGACTCCCGGTGAGAGATCTTCCCCCGACACCACCTTGAGAGTTGGGTGACTAATCGCCTGCTGAGAGGTGACAAGCCAGGAGTCCCAGTGGAACGCCCCAACCCCTGGGTAACTAATCCCCGCCGCATCATAAGCCGCGCGCACTTGATCGGTCAGCCCTCTTTCGAGCACCTCATAAAGCGCCATACCCTGCACCCCATCCCCCGCTCCGGCGATGCCCTGGGTTGCGATTTTCAGCTTGTCTTTCCTCTTCGCGAATTTGAATGACCCGTCATCATCGAAGAGAGGCAGGGCGTCATAGATGTTCGTCGGGTCGTCTGAGGTCTCTTCCGCCAGGCGAGCCTCCTCACTGTTTTTCCCGTACCGCTTGGCGGTCACAGCCTTCGCTTTTTGAACCTTCTTCGCTAGATCGTCCAGGGACTTATCGATCACCGACCCGCCCCACAAGTGACGAAACTGGATCCGATCCAAGACCAGGACATCGGGCCGCCCCGAGACCAGGATCATGAACGACAGCACCTTGTTCTGGATCTGGAGAGATGGCCGGTCTGAGTGAAAGATGGAACGCACGAACCGCCGAAGCTTAGGGCCGGTCATGTCAGACTTCCACGCATCGAGGATGACGTCGATAGCAGGCCTCCCATCCACGTCAGACATCAGCGCCCGGACCTGCTCTCCCAGGATCATGGCGTTCTGTGACGCCGAGACCCCTGGCCCCCCTTTGATTGCTTTCTTCGCCCACGTATTGATCTCATCCGGAGTGAGCTTTCCATTGAAGGCATCTTCGAGTTTCTCAATCAGTCCGTCACGGTGCAGTGACAGATACGCCCCTTCCTGAATGTACGCCCCAACCCCCCGGGACATTAGTCCCCAGGCAAACAGGCCAGCGAGGTCCGCACGCTTCAGGGTGCCCTCTCTAAAGTTGGCGAGCATCTGCGCCCCATCGGCAAGACCTTGTTCCCGGGCCGCGACGTACTCCGGGCGTTTCACCAAGGAATCCGTCACGAACTCAAACCCCTCTCCCCTCGAGTACATCAGCGCCCTTTCAGGGGCGACGAGGAAGTCCGTATCCTTGCCGCCTAGTTTTTTCCCCATGATGGCGCGCACGAAGGCGCCCCACTTCTGCATCGACTCCAGGGGATTTCCGATGGCGGAGACGATTGTGTCGATTGCTTCCATCGTCTTCTGCACGTTGTTCTCCTTCGGTTCGTCTGGAACCCGCGGAAGATTTTCAAACTTGGCGCCTTTGAGCCCTGGAAGTTTTTCCTTCAACGAGGGGTGCACGCTGCCAAGCGACATCGACTGCTTGATTCGGTCACGCAAGTCTTTCAGATCCAGATTACGGGCTGCCGTGACGTTGGATCTCGCGAGGTCCTCGGCCGTGGTCACGACCTGAGCGTCATACGCCTTCTGCTCGTCGGTCCCCAGCAGCCGGTCCACGAAGGAGGAGAACTCGTCGCCGTCCTTCAGCTTCCCACTGCGGCGAGCTTTGACGATGGCCGCGGCAGTCCGGATGGTTGCCATGACGTGAGCCCGGACGGCACGCAGGAAGTCGCCCAGCTTGCCCAAAGCATTCCTCTGCTCGGGGGATTTCATGGCCTCAGCCTTGACCGCCTGAGAGAGCGAGCCTGCCTGGACGCGGGTGCCATCCTTGCGCCGACCGATCACGTCGGCGACGGCGAGTTCGATGGCGGTCTCCCGGAGATCGGTCGCGCTGAAAACGTCCCCCAGCATTCTGGTGCCGGTGGCGGATTCGAGCAGGCGGATGGCCTGGACGACCTCGTCTGTCGTCATGCGCTGGCTCCCGATCAATGCCTCAAAACGCGACTCCATGCGCTCATGCAACTGGGTCAGGATTGTGCCGCCCTTCAGGTTGCGGGTGACGGTGCTCTCGACGATGGCCCCGGCGTCATCGCGGATGCCATCCTTCCAGGTCACGATGTTGTCGCCCAGGATGGAGGCCATGAGCCCGGGGTCGCTTTCCTGCGCCCGCAGACGATTGAGCTCTGCCTGTAGTTCTGCCGACGCCTGCTCGCTCATCGGGATCAGCAGGGGCTCCTCGCCTGGACGCAGGAGGAATGCCCCTTCCTCCGTCGCAACCTGGGCCGCGTTGTCGAAAACTTGGGTGAGTTTAGGGTCCTTCTCCGCCATCCAGTCGGCGATCCGGACCGCCTGCTCTGCGACAGCCAGGTCCTGGGCGTGACCGATGTCGTCACGCAGGGCGATGGCCGCCTCCGCGCTGCTGCTCTTGGTCCGTGTCCCGTCTCGGTGATTGACCCACCAACCCTCCGAGTCCCGTGAGATCCCCCGAATACCTGCCCGGCGGTTGGCTTCCTCCTCGGCGGCGGCTTCTGCCTCGGCGAAAGCAGCCAACGCATCCTGTCCTTCCTGCGACGGCGTAGCTGTCTCCAGGCCCGCGGCATAGGCCTCCTGCTTGGCGGGGATGGTGTCCGCGGCCAGGACTGCCTCGATGGCCTCTGGTTGGAATCCTAGAGCCTGCAGGGCACGGGTCTGCTCGACCTGTGGCATGGCCCCGCCGCCGCCCAAGGCGAAGACGATGGACACCCCGAATGTCTCAGGCGTGGTCGCCTGCATGACCCGGTCGATGACCTTCTGATCCGGGATATCAGCGCCCATCATGCGAGCTGCCTCGGCGAAGATGACCGGCGCGCTGTCCTGCGCGATCTCCTGGCCGAATTGCTCCAGGGTCTCCACCCCGAGGGCTGCCCCGAAACGGGTCACGGCCGCGCTGTTGGCGAGCCGCTGGATGAGTTGGCGCTGCACCTCGGCCAGGGGCCCTTTAGCAAATCCGAAAGTCACCTGCTCCAGGGCGGTCATAGCGGCCCCGGCGAAGGGAGCGATGTCGTTTGCGTACCGGTCCGCCTTGTCCTCATCCATCCCTGACTCCCGGAAGGACTTCTCAAGCTCGGTGTAGGCCTGGTCGGCCATCAAAGGATAGAGGGAGAAGGGCGTCATGGCCACCGCCATGCCGAGGCCTGGAACAGAACCGGCTACCCCCAGCCCGATCTTCTCGAGGAGGTTGTCCCCCTGGTTGGGGTCGATCCGTTCTTCACGGAGGGCGCTGAGACGGCCCATGATGTTGGCCACCCGGCGCTGCTTCTGCGCCCAGGCAACGCCCCCAGTGCCGCCCATCCCGATCCCCTCCGACAGTTGGTCAGCCTTCTCTGCTGCGTCAGCGGCCATGCGCATCGGCTGCTTGAGGATGGTGGCGGATCCCAGTGAATCCAGCCCTCGACTAAACGCCTTCCCCCATCGCTGCAGATAGGTGTCCCGCTCCTCCTCGGTCAGCATGTTTGCCCGCTCGGCCAGGCCAGCGAGCACGGTGTCCTGCTGGTCCCGGGGGAGGTCGGCCACAGTCTTCGACAGATCATAGATCTCGATGGGCGTGGGTTCTCGTGGGTCGTAGAGGAACGACCAGGTGTCATTGAGCACCTTGCTCACAGGGGCCAGACGCTCGCGCTCCTTGTGATACTGGTCGGCGAAGGCGACCTCGTACCGGCTGGCCTTGTCGGGCTTGTAGCCAGGATCTGATGCCTTCGCCCTGCGCCAGGCGGACATCTCTGGACGGTTTTCCACGGGGAGCTTGCTGCCATCCCACAAGGCCGCCCGCCGTGCCTGCGAGGACAGATCTTCGACCAGGATGCGCTCGTTCCTGAAGTCGGCCACCTTGCTCTTGAGAGTGCTCTGGAACGTGGCCTCATCTCGCCACTGGTCATTCGGCAGCTCCTGTTTAGCGGCCCAGGTGCCCTTAGCCTCCTCGTACCTCTCGTTGACGTCGCCCAAGCTCAGCCCGGTCTGCGCGCTCAGCCACATCGTGGACGCGAGCTTTCTCTTCTCTGCCTCCTTGTCTGGGGCCAGTTGCAGTTGGTAGCCGATGCTGGACCGGAAGTCATCAGGGAGCGAGGCGTGCCAGGAGTCGAAGTCGAGGGTGGCGTCCTCAGCGTCACGAAGGAGATTGCGCATTAGTTCGGGATTTGGGGGAGCAGGTTTGCGTCGATTGGATCCTCGCCGTCCCTGTTCAGAGGGAGGCCCAAGGAATCGACCTGCTGATTAAATTGAGATTCTGTCTGGGCGGGAGTCGCCGGTGGTTTCGGGGCCCGGTAAAATGAATCCATGGACATCGTTGTGTGAGCCCGGACGGTCGATGGGAGCAGCTGCTGGATGACGCCTTGGATCCGGACTGGGTCGGCATCCTCCGGGTGTTGGATGAGATAACGGCGCAGGTCCTGGCGAAGCCGCCCCTCGATGCCAGCGGACTTCTCCACTGCGGCCCGGTCAATAACCTCGGTGCCGTCCGGGTTCTTTGTCTTTATGGGTTTCCCCTGATTGAAAACGCCGGTGTTGTAGTACAGATCAATGATCTTGTCCGCCGCCTGCATGACCTCAGGCTCAGGAGACGGGGACTTGGTCAGTCCCATCTTGCGGTACAGCAGCTCCGAGATCTTGCCTTGTTGGTCGTCTGGCACCCCATACCGGGTGTCCCTCATCATGTCGTAGTACTCAAGGGCGGCCTTGTCGGAGCTGCCCCCGGGCCAAGCCCGAACGCGCTTCCACATGTCGAGCCAGTTGCGCTCGCCATTCTCCGCCTTCTCCACGTCGGACTGGACCTTGTCGTACTTGTAGACGTCGGCCTTGAGCTTCTCGCGAAGGGCAGGCGTGAGACCCGGGTCGGTCAGGACATCGATCTCTCCTGGGTGCGTGATCTGGCCGGACATGATGTCGTCCAGGACCGCGTCGACAGCACCTGAGGAGATCTCACCCTTGCGGGCCTGCGCCTGGTTGGTCAGTCGCTGCCACATCGGAGCATTGTCGTCCCATGGTTTGCTGTTTGCCTCCAGCCAGGTGTCCGGGTCTTGAGTGAGCTCGGTGAAATTCTGATCGTAACGCGTTTTCTCCGCGTCAGCTTCCATGGTCTTGGCCAGCTGACTTTGCTGGGTCGCCGCCCAGTCCTCTCCCATGTACTTCGCCACCTCGGGCGCCTGCAGGTCCGCGGTTACTCCGTCCCAGTTCCGGGATGTCATCTGTTGCGTTACCCGCGCCGAGATTCCCTCACGCACTCGATCAAACGACCGGCGCGCCTGCTGGATGGTGATGTTGTGGCGCTGCTGCTTCTCCCACCGACTGAGGGCTGCCATCGACTCCTGCTTGGCGATCCCGGCCATGGGCTGGGCCTCCAGTGTCATCTTCGCTTTTTCCAGTCCCCCCTCGAGAATCGTCCCCCACTTCAGCTCATCAGGCTCAGCCGTGATCCCTGTCGCAAGTTCTGTCTCGATGCTCCCCAGTTGGGATTCAAAGTCCAGCTTCTGGCGGAGAGCCACAGCCTGAGCCTGCTCCTCGGCCAGTTTGAACATGGCGCCCCCGACCTGCTGGATGCCCTGCCCAATGACAGCCGCTCCACGCGCCTCATCCAGGAACCCGCGGACGTTGATTTGCGGAGCCTGGACACCCATCCCTTGGGGGTCGAATTTGACCGCCCCGGCCGCGGCGCCCGACTGTGAAATGACGTCGAGCCCAGCGGAGGTTGGGATCCTACGTTCGGCGCGCTGGAGTTTGGTGAGGGTGGCCATTAGATGCTTTTGAAGAATTTGTACGCGTCGGTAGCGGATGACCCGAGGCCGCTCATGAGGTTTCCGGCCGCGGCCGAGCGCATCCCTCGAGCCGAGGCGGTCGCGGACGCGGCGTCGATGCGGGACTGAGACACCCCCATCTTGCCTCTCATCCCGGCCGCGGATGACTCCAGGCTGAGCAGGCTGCTGTTGATCCCGGCCGTCACGCTGTTGCTCTGGAGGGAGACAGCTTCGCGCAATGCCTGGCGACGGCGGTCCTCATCCTCATCGCGCATGAGCATCTCCTGCTCTTGCTCGGCGGCCGCGTTTTCCATCAGTAAATCAATCGGGCTGCCCGTCGTCGTCGAGACGCCAGACCTCCCCAGGGACGCGTACTGCTGAGCCACAAGGGCCTCGAACTGCTGACGCTGGCGCCGGATGTTGCTCTGGGCCGCGTTGGTCGCCGCCTCTGCCGAGGACAGGACAGCATTGGCCTGGATGCTGGTGGATTGCGCCAGAGATTCCTGCTGCAGCTTCTGGAACTTGAGCGCCATCTGCTGCTGCGCCGCTTGATTGCGGGCGGCATCGGCGGCCATCTGGGCATTGGCGACCCCGATGTCCTTCTGCGCGGAAGCAGCATTGAGGTTAGAAAAATAGCTGACGCCTGTGCCAACGACGGACGAGGCCAGGCCAGCAATGGCTAGAGAAGAAGCGGTCATTGCGTGAGGACTTTGTAGGTGAACACTTGGGGCTCGATTGACTCGAACCCAGCGCGCCGAAGCCCATGGGCCACATCGGGACGCGCGTTACAGAAAATGACGAAACAGTTGTGAGCGCGGCACACATCCTCAATCCCGCGGAACACTGCCCGCCAAGCCGCCACCAACAGCTTGGGAGCCGTTCGCGGTTTCCCCACCGCCCAATGGATGTGTGCCACGCCTATTCCGAACGACAGATACACCCACGCAGCTGCCAGTCGCTCCCCATAAACGCTGGCAACTACTCCATGTGGGGGGAGAACTGTCGTTGGAAAAATTGCTCCATGCCGGTGCTCGGCATACCACGCAGACACGACATCCTTGTCGTCCGGTTCGGTTCCAAATGCGTGGGTTTGGACTTCATGATCCATACACGTTTTGAGTGGTGGACAACGCCAGTACAATCAAGGGCAAAGGGGCATCAGTGGAAAGGGTAAGGTCGATGGTGTCCCGGAAACTGGCCGAGATGGCGACCTTGGCCCAGCCAGAAAATAGCGGGACTGAGGAGTCCATGGCGTCCTCGTTCCGTCGAAATGGGAGGTCGTACACCTTCGCGTCAGGGGCGTCCTGCCACTGGCAGGCGCCCGTCTGGAAGAAGAGCAGAGAGAGGGGACCGGCTTTGGTCTTCCTCCCGGCGGAGGTGCCGTCATCCATCGAGAGCTCCCACGGCATCGGCTGCAGACGAGAGAGGTACGGGAGTCCCACGATGGCGATGTCGACTGGATACTCGAGGGTGATGCTGCCAGAGGCAGGGACGGTCTGGGCCGGGTGCTCGGCCCCGTCACCCAGAATGCGGACCTCTTTCCCGACAAGATGGTTCAGGCCGGAGACCAGGCTGATGGCGTCCCCTTGGGTGACGACAGCCGCGTCCAGGTGGACGAGGTCCTGCGGAGTCGTGGCGTTCTTGGTCCGGCGTAAATGGTCAGGCGACAGCTCCTCGATGCGGGCGACCCCGTCCCGTCGAATGACGCAGACGACCGAGTCCGCATCGCCTTCGTTGTACAGGACTGAGACCCACTTGAACTCCCCGTCAGTGGTGTGCTCAGACCATGCCACAAGGGTACCCCCCTCTGCCCGGCGGTAGGTGCAGGACAGCAGCTTGTTGTCGTTCGTCACGACGTAGACGATGGGGATCGGTTTCTTGGAAAACGCGACGCACTTGATCCCACCGCCGACGAGGTGGTCGGCCAGCTCCAGGATGTCGGGAGAGACGTAGTTCTGGGTCGCGAAATCGAACACATATTCCCGCAGAGCATAGCCACCCGCCTGGACGTAAAGGACGCTGCTGCCAGCCAGGACCACGCGCTGTGGGTCGGATCCGTAGTTGGTCTTGCGCTGGGCATCGATGCTTGTCGGCGAGATCGCTTTTCCTTCGCTGCCCTGCATGACCCACTCCTCGGCCTCGGTCCCGATGATGAGGCCCCGGTTCTGACTGAAAATCCAGGCGATGGGAGAGGACTCGGTCGCGGCCAGCTCCCAGACAAAGGCGCCATCCTCCAGCCCGGTGCGCTCAAAGTTGAAGAGGTCCGACGTGACCGACCCGAAGACGGTGAGAGGCTGGGACGGGACGCCCCCGAGGACCCACCGCTGATCGTGGAAGCAGGCCGCCCGAGGAAACCCTCGATAGGTTGAAAAGGCAGCCTCAGCCCACCGAGTGGTCGGCGTGACGTCGTGCAAGGCCCGGATCACTTGGATGTTGACCACCGTCGGCGATGTGTAGCCCGTGATCTTCACCAACCCTTTAACGGCTGGATCGACCGCGGTCAGCTGGGCCCGCGGATTAGGAGCAGCCAGAGTGGGCGACCCCACGATGGTTCCGACCCCGACAAACTTGAGCCGCAGGGTGGTCTCGGCGTCGACCTGGCCGCTGGTTTGGACGTTGTAATCTTTCTCGGACTGCCAGGTCCGCACCGTTTCCCACACCCCGGAGGAGATCTCCTGCTCCAGGCTGAGCGTCCCGGCCCATTCGCCCACCGAGAACACTTCCCACTTCCCGATGATGCGCATCGTGGCCGAGTAGATACCGGCCGTGGCCGTGCCAGGGAAAAGCAGCTTCTCGCTGGGCGCGGTCCGGATGTGACGTACCTCCCAGGTCGACCCAACGTGGCCCGCGTTAAAGAGCGCAGTGCTGGCCGTCATGGTGCCGGTCGCAGCTGTCCCTGTCACTGAACAGGCCAGCGTCGTGGTGGTCACGTTCAGGTCTCGCAGCGGGGGAAACTTCCAGACGACCTCGGTCAGCCTCCAGTCGGTGTCAGAGACCCGCAGGAGCTGGTATGGATGGACGCCCTGGTGGAGGATCAGGAGCAGGTTGTTGACCTGGATCCACTGCAGGGATTCAAGCTGAGCTTGGGTCCACGGCGCCGAGTAGCGCAACGGGGTGCCCGCCAGGGAAACCGCCCCAACGGGGGGCGTTGAGGGGGTGATGACCAGCGTGCCGTCCTCGCGCATGATGCGCAGGTACCCGTCACCGAGCTCGAGGTGGAACGCGTCAGTCGCGCTGTAGTTGAAAGCGATAATGATGGGCGTCCCGGTGTGCGCGGTCTGCCGATGGACTAGGCCAGGACGGCGAGCGACACCCCCGGAGGGCAGCACCTGAAAATTCTCGAGGATCCGGCACCCTTTCGTGGTGCCCTCAAGGTCGACCAACCCCACCGTCAGTGGCGACAAGGCGCCAGAGGTGAAGGAATTGATGAGGCGGCGGGCCATGTTATTGGGCGACGGGCTCGGTTGCGGATTCGGTGTACTCGATAGTCACGCCGAGCAGGCGGGCATCGGCGGTCAGAGTGTCGGTCGCCACGTCGCGGGCGATCTGAAAGTAGATGGGCCGGTTGGCTGCGGCGACCCCTGCCACCGTGAGAGCCGGTGTGGTCGGCGTGATGTGCATGTCCCCGATCAGGAGCAGGGTGTCAGCCCCGGTAGTCTGCTCGGTGCCGAGGACCTGATCCATGGCGTCGTCGTCCGCAAACGTCCTGGCTGAAACATCCCACTTCACAGTGCCAGCCCCGGCCGCGGCCGTCCAATGCACCTTGGCTGTCAGCGTTCCGAGATTCCAGGCGGAGTCCAACGTGACCCAGAAGCCGACCCCTTCCTCGACCGTTTGGTCGAAGTCCAGGGACTGCTGCATGATGTCATTGGTCGCTAGTTCAACCGTCGCAGGGGCAGCCCCAGCGGTAGTGCGCGGGAGCATTTGGCCTGCCCTGACGTATTCAGTCCGCCGCACCCCAGTCCGGGTGATGCCGGTCAAGCTGGCCCCGGATCCGATGAAGGAGGTCGCTTTGACGTTTCCATTCACATCCAGCCGCTGAGTGGCGGGAGTCGTCCCGTTACCTAGGCTGATGAACCCATTGGACCCAGTCATGAAGAATCGATAGGTGCCAGCGCCTCCGGCGTTGGTCAGGATCGTCGCATTGGGAGCAGTGGAAATTCCGAAGTCGCCCGTTTCGTCGAAGGTCCAACCGGCCAGGGTACCGCCAGCGATCAATGCCCCGGCTTTGCCTCCCACCGCTGTGGACGACACCACCACAGATGGAATAGATCCGTTGCTAAAGGTATTGCGGATCGCTGTGAAGGTGTTGGCGCTGGACAGAATTGGCACGCTCGCCGGGAGCTGCGCAGCTGGCAGAGTGCCCCCAGTGAAGGCGGTGCTGGCTGACCGCATGGTTGCGAGAGGGACAGCCGACTCCTTGATGATCTTACCTGTGGCACCGTTAAACACGACTAGGTTGCTATCGGTCGAGGAGGCCGGGCCTGTGACGACACCCGTGAGAGCTGACCCGTCGCCAGAAAAACTTGTGGCCTTCACGGTGCCCGTCACGTCCAGCTTCTGTGATGGCGCCGTGTTCCCCATCCCGACGTTGCCGGTCGTTCCATCGATCCAGACGCGGTAGGTCTCTAGGCCGCCGCCAGGGTTCGTGGTCACGTTCGCCTTCGTGGCCGACCCGATGCCGAAAGCCCCGGAGGTGTCGAAGGAGATAATGGATGCCCCGGCCCCCGCGGCAAAAGCGGCCGCCTTGTTTGTCCCGCCAGTCGAATTGACGACGAGGGCCGGGAGGTTGGCGTTGGAGATAGTTTGGATGGCCGCCGTGAACGTATTCGCCGAAGCCAATCGCGGGATGTTCGCGCTCAGTCGAGCGTCAGCGAGGCTGCCGGTCGAGAGGTCAGTTGCACTGCCTGAAGTCGCAATAGTGGCCAGACCGGTGATTGTGGTCGCCGCCTGGGTGCCGGAATGATTGGCCCGGCTGAGCACGTAGCCTGGCGTGTAAATTGAGTCAGAGATCACCTTCCCGGTCGAACCGAGGAAGAGAGGAAAGGCTCCAGTGGTTGCGCTGGCAGGACCGACGACATCGCCCGTCCCTCCGGCAAAGGCCGCGACAGTCGGCACCCCGTTCACGTCAAAGGACAGAAATTGCCCAGGCACTGTGGTTAATCGCTTGCCAATCCAGTTTCCGGTGTCCTCTCGCCAGTTGAGCAGCACCTCGTCCGCTGAGGCGAGGGTTGGCATCAAGACAACCAGGAGAGAAGAGCGCAATTTCATCATGAAGGGATCGAGAGGAAGACAGGTTTGAAGAACTCGGCGCCGTTCGGCAGCGTCGTCTTCTCGTAGGTCGCCCCGTCGGCCCCGACCACGTAGCTGATGACAGGTTGCGCGGCGGGGGCGGCTGTTGTCGCGGTGGTTGAAAGGGTCACGGTCGAGGCCGGATCGGTCGATCTCGTGGTCAGGACATTGTTCACGGCGGCGTAGTAGCGGCTGCCGTCCATGGCGCGGACCACGGTCGGACGGGTCTCGATGGCGTTGGCTGCAATGGCAACCCGCAGCTGTGTGGCCGCGTTGCTGCGCATGGCCTCAGAGAGTGACTGTGACCCTCCAGCGATCCTGGGACCAGCGGCGGAGGCCAGCTCATAGGCGAAGACCAAAGTGAAAAGCGCATCCCAGTCCTGAGGATTCGGGATGATGCGCAGATAAACGATCTCACAGGCAGTCGAGGCGACCCTCAAGGTGCGCCCCTCGATCTCAGCCCCCTCGCCGAGTGTCCCGGACTGTTCGAGCCCGTTGACTCGGACCACCCTCAAGCAGTCAGCTGGGAGAGCAAAGCTCTCGCCCAGCACGACCGGAGTCAGCTGAGCGCGGGCTTTGGCGAAATTCCACCGATGAGCTCGGAGTAACCCGTCCCTGACCGCCTCCCAGGCATCACGAATGGCTTCCGCCTCCGGGGTCGCATCATTGATGCTGGTGACCGGGGCGGAGCCGAGGTGCGAGAGCACCAGATTCGCGATGCCTGTCTGAGTCATCGCTTAGAGGAGCGGGGCGTCGTAGGCCAGTTCGAGGCCGATCACCTTGCCTACCGTGGCGCTGGTGAAGGGCGTGATCAAAAGCTGGAAGGTATCCCCAGCAATTGATGGTGTTTGCGGCGTAATCGCGGCCCGGGCAAAGACCCCAACTGCCGCCGCGGTCGTGGCGAGAGCCGTGGACAGAGAGGTTGCCACGCCCGCCCGCACCCGTTGGAGAGTCACCGACGCGTTGAACGTGCCAGCCGCGCCAAAGACGAGACGACAGTCCTCGATGTTGACGATGCTGCCCACCGGTAAGTTGAGCTTGAACAGGATGGTGTCGTTGTTCACCTCGGTCCCCGTGGTCGTGTACGAGTCGCGCGCCATGCGGCGCTCTCGTTGGACGTCGGTCGCGTTAGGGAAGCCCGTGGTGCTGGCCCCTTGGGCACGCACAGTCAGGGCGGTATAAGCAGAATTAAATTGAGGCATAAAAAATTGAAAAAGTGAGAGTCAAAAGAAGGCGCCTTGGGTGTCTAACCACCCAAGACGCTAAAAATGCGCTGGTTATGGCAGTGTCTCGTCACAGAGAATGTGGTAACACAGCTTGTCGTACCGTCTCACAACCCCCATTTCACCGTAGCCGGCGATCTGGATAGAGTGAGAGTTGCCCTGCAAGACGTCGATGGCCGTGGTGTGGGTCTCGGGCGCCTTGGAGAAGGCTCGTCGGGTGTAGGCCACGCAGCGGCGATAGCTGTCGGTTCCACTGACGAGTTCAAGTCGGTTGGAAACGATGACATTGAAGATGCCCAGCAGCTTGCTGGACCGGTTGTTGAGCCAGTCGGCTAACATCTTCGCATAAATGTCGTTACCAGCTGCAGTGACATGAGTGATCATGTCCATGACCTGCCGTGGTCCGATCACCAGGTAGAACTCCTCGGCGTCGAAGTCGACGTCGTTGGCACGCGCTAGGCGCTCCACCTCGAACAGCTTCGGCAGCGTGAACCCGCTATTCACAGCGGTCCCCGTGATGACGAAGTTGTGGGCGATGACGTTACCAGCGGGGAAGGTGATCAGAGTCTGAGCATTCTCAGGCCCTGCGTATTTGCCCTCGCTCGCGGCTGTGATGCAGCGCGTGTCGAGTTGGCGCATGAAGCCCGCCTTCATGGCGTTCATGACCTCCCCTTGAGGGGTGCCAATAGTCTGGAGCCACTCGTTGTCCCGGCGACCGAAGATCTTGGCGACCTTCATGTATCGCTTGGTGCCACGGATCTTGGAGAGCTCGACCTCGGTCGGGTTTGTGGACTCGTGACGGCCGGTTTCCTCCTGCCATTCGAACGCCTCAACGTCGTCGAAATAAAAGTCCTTGGCCGTCCAGCGGCTCTCGAGCTCCATCGTGTTGGAGAGTTGCGCGTCCATCTGCTGGACAGCCTCTCCCCATTGGGTTGCAAAATGTGCCCGGATATTATCGGGCACCGACACTACAATACCACCATCTGCCATAAAAAAGTCAGGTTGTACAATTAAGTTACACCGTACCAGTCTTTAACGAGAGGCCCCTTGGCGGGGGTCGTCTTAATCCATGGGGGGTCGTGATTGACGAGCGGCATGAGCCGGGCCATGACCGGATGTATTATGTACAGGGGGGTCCCGACTTTTTCATTGCAAGGGAAAATCGCCCTTGGGCCAACGGCTACCCGGCTTTGTGCTTAAAGGCCTCGAGGACCTCGCCCCAGATCCGCTTGTTGTCCGGGTCGTTCTTGTTGTTATACGCGGCCGACTCGGGCTCCTTGCCTGCGATCACTCGCTCCGCCCACGACCGATCTCGTGAGGTGGCACGGGTGGCGTCACCCCCGGTGCGGTCCACCCCTTCAGCCTTCGCGATCCGGGAGAGTAGCCCCTGGATCAGGCGGAAAGGCTTGGCGCCGACAAACGACTCGCTCGTCGGGTCCATTGACTCCTCTGGCCATCCAGCATCCCGGGCGACCTGCTTGGCCTGGGCGACGACCGTGTTGATCCGGTCCTTGTACTCGCCCGCCAGCTCGACGCGTTCAGCTTCGCGCACCTGAGCGTCCTCAGCCCGGATAGCTTCGGCCCTCTTCAAGAGGATCGCGTTGTAGGTGTCGCTGATGAGCTTGGCTCCGTCCTTGGTGACGCCTGCCTTGGGCATGATGGCGCTGATTTCCTTGACCAACTCGGCGTCCGCTTCGAATCCCTCCGGCGCCGAGAGGTCGTACCCCTCCGGGCTGTCTGGGACCCCGAGGTGCTTGAGAGCGGCCGCTCTAAACTCCTGGCGCTCGGCGTCTGTTGCCTTGTCTCCAGGAAGGGACAGTGAGCTGCCAGGGTTGGCCTGCTTGTCGCGCAACCCCTTGAGTCGGGTCACCAGGCCCAGGAGGTTCTGGGCCCCCTCAACTGTCCCGTGAAACTCCTCGGGCAGCCGCTTGTGCCAGTCAGGCGCGAAGGTGAGGTTGTCGTCCACGAAGATGGACGATTGTTGTGTAGGTTGCGTCGCGTCAGGCGTCGCTGGGGGTGGTGGTGTTTCAGTCATAAATTATTTCCAGGCGGTGTTCTGACGGGACCCGATCACGTCGAGAGAGACCCCATAGTCGGCGACTCCTGCTTCCGCGGTGTGACTCAACCCATCCCGGTTGTTTGCTGGGGGCTGGGTCGCTTCAGGTTGGACGGCCTCGACGGGCGCCTGGGGCTTGGATTCAGACGTGACCGCTGGGCCGGTCGGGTTGGTCTGTTTAGGTTGGCGCGTTGGTTTATTTTCATTCATAGCTTTGTGTCCTGAGAGTAACGGAAAAGGGTCGCCACCACTTCACGCTGCCCGTTTGCGATCATGGTCTCCTCCACGGTCGCCCCTCGAGGGAATCCCATCGGGTGGCGGGCGCCAACAAGACGGGCCATGACGCGACGGCCTGCAGGGCTGTTGAATATGTCCCGGCAGTCGCCTGCGAACTCAGCGGCCTGGGGTGTGGTGAAGATGTTGAGGAGTTGCTCGAATGAGGTCATGATTTCACTGCGTCATCCCCATGGATTGAGCGATGCCCATTGCTGCTTCGGGGTTCTTCATGGCGGCCTCAGCAATCTGCTGCTGCTGCTGCTGCTGAGCGCGGGACGTCTTCACCGCCTCGATCTCCTCCGGGCTGCGAATAAGGTCCGACTTCAGGCCGGCCTCGATGGCCAGCGCCTGCGGCACCCTGTCCATGTTGATAGAATCGTAAATCTCAGGCCCGACCAGCGCCGCGATTGGCTGCAGGGTCGTCATGATCCGGACGATGGCCTGCTCTGTCTCGGCGCTTTGCTCGCGGCTCAGGCGGTTGGTCTGGATGACCTCAGGGAAAGGCATCTCGGGACGCCCCAGCGCGTCGACCACCCACGCATCGGCCGGCGCCGGCGGGAATTGCCCGGTGGTGTAGGCCCAGTGAAATAGGCTCTCCAGCATCGGGTTGAAGAAGTCGCTGGTCAGCATCCCCGTGGCCGGGGCCACCCGGGAGAGTTTCTCCACGAGGCGCTTGCTGATCTCGTAGGCGGTCCGCTGCCCGTCATCCAGTGTGGAAAACTGAGCGAACACGTCGCGCAGGAAAATGCTGTTGATGCGCTTCTCTTTGGTGGCCAGGAACTCCAGGCCCCAGTCTAGTCGCCCCTGGGTCGCCCACTCTTTTGGAGCGGCGTCTGGACTCATGACCCGGGTCACCCCGCCAGGGCCGAGGTCGATGACAGAGTCATGCTCGGTCGGGACCTGGACGCGCGGCTCAACAGTGACCTCGGCGAGCGTGGTCAGCAGGGCCTCAAAATAATTGTAGCCCCGGATCTCACCCAGGGCGATCTGCGCCGGGCTGATCCCGTAGGGTGACCGGCGGCTCCATCTCTCCCACCGGGCCGTGAAGATCGGCTGCCTGGCGTAGCCACTGCTCTTCAGGATCGTCTTGGACTTAGGGCAGACCCAGACCGAAGCCCAGGGCATGGACTCTTGGGCTGTCTTGCCTTCAGCCTGGCGCCGCTTGTAGATGCAGTGCAAATACTCGGAGCGGTGCTCCTCCTTGCCTGGAGTGGATGCGTGGGCCCGAGCATGCGCCGGGGCCTTGTCACCGAACTCCTCGACCGCCTGTCGGCCTGAGAGGGTCACGGTCCGGTACCACCGGTTGATCCGGCCGCGCGCATCCTCTGCGACCAGGATGTCGGAGGCTGGGCAGGTCTCGAAGGTCAGCGGACTGTCATCGTCCCATGTCCCGTTGATGATGTCCGTCTCCTCCCGGGTCCGCATCCAGATGGTTGCCGTGCCGGTCGTGTTGCGTTGAAGCAGGTAAGAGTAGGCCTCGATGTAAAAGTTGCTGCCCCGGAGGATGTCATGCGCGATCTCGGAGCATTCGTGGAGCCACCGTTTGACGCCCTCGCGGTTGCGCAGAGACCGGACCGGTTCCCACTTCCACCAGTTGCCCGCCTCAGGGATCACCCAGGACATCAGCCCAGAGGCCAGGTCGCGGTTAGCTTCCACGGCGATGGCCGAGAGCTGACGGATGAGAGGAGGGGCCGTGGCGTCGTTGACCAGGTATTCCGAGGTCACAGGAGACGCCAGGCGTGCCGCCTCGTCCCAGATGCTCCGCATGGCGGAGTGGTGCGTGCGGAGACCGTTGGCCTCGTTGATTAGGTCGGAGGCTGATGTCATGTACCGTAACGGAATTTGCTGGCAGACGTTTTCCGCCCGGCGGCGCGCGCGATCTCGTCAGCAGCGGACGCCATGTCTCGGCTGGATTCGGATCCTGTCGGCGTCACCCTGGAGAGCCGACTCATCTCGGCCGCTTGAGCTTGTTGGGCCTTGAAGGTCTTGTTGAACTGGATGCGCGCGTCGCGTTGAGACCGCGCGGCGAGCGCGTTCGACTGCTTGCGGGACTTTCTCTGTTCGGCAATTGCCGCCTGACTTCCTCCTTTGGCCATCAGAACTAGAGGGGTCCCCGGCGAGCAAATGCAAGGACCGATGACGTTCGGTGGAACCGGAGACGGAAGCGCCGCTCCCATGACATCCAGGGCAAGACGTAGGGCAGACTCTGCAGGAGGATGGGCTGCCAGGCGCCGACGCCCAGCCAGATGTGCCAGCAATCGCAGTCCTCAGGTGGGAAAGCATGCTCCGCGGAGACGATGAGGGCCGGGTCAGCGTCCCGGGGGACCGGCCGGCCAAGGACAAGAGCAGAGGGTGTCCCGAAGACCCAGCCGTGACGCAGGTGAGAGGCGAGGTCCTCACCAAAGTTGCGCTTTGTTGGGTGGTTGAGGTAGACCTGGAAGGCGATGTCGAGCGGGGTCATAGGCGAGAGCGGGCCCGGACGATCATGGCAGAGGGCGCGTTTAACTTGAGGGCCGGCGCGACAGCGTGCCCCCCGCTGATCATGTGACCGTCGAGGGCCTGAGCGAGCTGACGCAGGGCGTCGGCGGCGTGGCTGTACTTGTCGTGGACGGGTTCGTCACGGGCCACCCCGGTGCTGCTCTCGGTGATGGCATGGTATCGCCCGAGGTGGTCCAGGCCAGGCTGCGTCTCCGGGTGACGGAAGACCAGACGCGGGAACAACAGGCGCAGAGAGTTGATGCCATGCCAGACGTCAGTGACCCGGGGCACGACACGGACGTTCCCCCCGATGGGTTTGAGAAGGCGCCGGAACTCGTCGGCCTGACACAGCCCGGAGCTTTGCCTGACCCCTGCGTCATGTGGCAGGAAATGGCTGCCGTACTGCCACCCCTTGGCGGCGAGGAGGGCTGCCCTGGATGCCAGGTCGATGTCCAGGTCCATGATGACGTCGATGATCCGGATCTCTGCCGGCGTGACCTGGACGAGCCAGGTGACGGTGTTGAGAGGGTGCCCCAGATCCCAGACAGAGTGGACCAGATGTCGGCCGTCGGGGAGAAAAGAGAGGATGCGTCCCTCTGACCGGGCCCGTTCCAGGAACGATCCGTAGATGACGCCCTCAGGTGTTGACTCCCAGCACTCGGCCATCACCGAAGGAAACTGTGACCGCATGGCCCGGCTGCCCCGGGTCCGGCGCTCGCTGGCGTACCAGTTGCGCTGCTGCTCAGTGAGCTGGATGCCCTGATACTCGAGCTTTTCAAAGTAAACCCGGCTGTCGGGGTCTTGGTACCCATGGCTGGTGGAATAGCCAGGAGACGACCACCACGGGAAGAACAGGATCCGCCAGGAACGTGGCCCCTTTGCATTCTCTGGGGTGTCCAGGGCCTCGCGGACGTAGGGGCCCAGCTCACCATCCAGGCCGCCATGCCAGGTCGTCTCGACGACGATGATGCCGTCCTGGGCCTGCTCTGCGGCCGGGAGCGAACCGTCCCTGATCTCTCGGCTGCGCTCGCGCTGCTTCATCTGGATCTCGCCCCACTCGCTGATGTGGAGGAACTGGACGGTGCCGCCGCGGAAGCTCACGTCAGCCTCATAGCTGGACGCGGTCGCCCCCGCCCCGAAGATGACGCTGCCGGTCGTGAAAGTGGTGGGCAGAGTGGTGATGATGGCCGGGTCCATGGCCTCCCATGCCAGGCGGACCTTCTCTCGCAGCTTCTTCTTGGCGTCGTCCTCAGACTTGTCGACGAGCGCGGCCTTGTACCCCTCGGTGAATGCCGTCAGGTCCAGGCCGATGAGGCAGAGGACCAGTGACATTCCCAGCTGCCTGGCCTTCGGGATCAGGAGACGGCGCCACCCCCGGGTGTGGATCGACCAGATGACGATGCGCTGCTCCGGGGTCGGCACGAACTTGACCTTCTCCCCGTTCGGATTGGAACAGGTGTAGAGATTGGTCAGCCTCCAGACCGGGTCACCTAGCGCCTCATCCATCGGACGGTCAGACGCTGCCCGGCGGTCCCACTCTTCGATCTCCTCTAGGGTGAGCTCGTACATCACTTTCGGGCGCGGATCCGGGCCACCATCTCAGCCACTCCACCCAGGGCGTTGGCCGCGGCCCGTTCGGCCTCGGTCCCTCTCTCCCATCCACACCAGCTCCCGAGAATCTTGATGGCTTCGATCTTCCCTGGCATCCGGACCTTCTCGGTCGTGACACCGCCCACGCTCGTCCTGGTGACCTCCTGGGCCAGGACGCTGCGCTCGTTGACCATTCCCACCGGCGTCATGATGACGTCGGTCAGAAACTGCAGCGCCTGCTCCTTGGTCATGGCACTCACACTGGCGGCCTGGGCTCGAATGTGGGCGATGCGCTCTCTCACCCCCTGTTTCACCCTGACCTCAGCCGCCCGCTTGTCGCTGTGGACTCCCTTGAACCCGGCGAGACGATATGCCTCGGCGTCGGTCGCCCCTACAGCGACATACTGCGCGAAGGACTCATGTCGTGCCGACCTCAGAGGGACTGTCGGGTCGATCAGCTTGCGCGGCTTGGCTGTCGGCGATTGCTTGGGCGTCGCTTTTGAGTCGCCGGATGCATTGGGGGCATTGGTTTTCATAACCTTGAGCGGGGACGGACGCGATCCAGTAGGCGCCATTGCAGATGGCTTTTTCGTCCACGATGTAGTGGATCCGATCATGCCACAGGGACTTCATCCACATGGGTGAATTATCGCCGGAGGCTGATACCCATTCAATGAAAGATCACCCCTAGCGATCTAGGGGTCAGCACATAAAAAAACCGCCGCCCCCCTGCGAAGGAGACGGCGGCCATGCACACTATACCCAAGAGCTTCGAACTATAAGGAGGCTGCGGGGGGTGCAAGCCGCAACACCCTCTGGCAGTTCATGCCACTGGGGCCGTCTCCCGGAGGGGGGTCACGCCGGGCGGGCGTAGAGGATCCCCTTAATGGTGGTGTACTCGTAGTCGTCCTGGGTTGGCCAGGGGCAGGCACAGTCGGCGTAGGAATCCCCGCAGAGCCCGCACTCCTCGAGCGGTTGGCCGTTGTCATCGGTCCCGCAATCGGAGGCAAACGAGACCCGTTTCCATGCGTTTCGCGTCGACTTTCGCGTCGAGCTTGACCGCGGTTTGTGTGTCCATGGCCTTCTTTTTTGGGTGTTCATAGAGGTGTTCACTGTCGTCTGTCGGCAGGTGCTGTGCTTTTGAACTAAAAACCCATGTTTTTCTGTAAGTGGTTGGTTGTAAACTAATTAGTTACCCGGATGCCTTTTCCGCCACTACTTTTATAACTGATTGATTTTTAATGGCTTAGCAACCCGGCTGTCTTTTTTTCTCTTTTTTCTGTAACTCCTTGATCATCAACAGGTAACGTAACGTGAAAATCCCTCCCCCCCTACGGGGGGATTAAACCCCCCCGCAGGGGGGGAGGAGATTTGTCACATTCCGTACGTTTCGTGAATGGTGTTCATTTGAGGACATAAGTGCCTTTATTGGATTTTGTCCCGGTGTATTCAATTGTAATTCCCTCGGCGAGGTTGACGGCCTGTAGGGCGGCATCGCGGGAGACCCCCCAACACGCTTCCTTCACCTTGTGGACCAGAGCCGTGGACATCCGGTCCCCCGCCGGGGCTTCCCCCCCCAGCCCGCGGAGGACGTTGGCGACCACGACGGGCGACGGGACGTTCGATTTCACCTGCCTGACTGCAGCAGGCTTCACAGATACCCCTTCATTTGCGTGAGGTTGGCACGAGAGGCTGGGTTCGTGCCTCATGAGGGGGTAGACATACCTCAGGTTGCGCTGTGGCATTGGCGCGAAATTACGCACGATTGTGTCCTGGACGAAAACATTCGGATCATCAGGCATTCTGGTGACCATGACGAGGGTGTCCGCGTCTCGACCGATGACCCCGCTGCCAGCGATGCGGTCCATGGGTGATTTGGCGAACGCGTCGCCCTTAGCGTAGTGGGCCCCGTAAATCGTCGCGGCGTTGTGGCGATCACCGAACCGCTCGATGCTGTCCACGAGGGCCGCGATGTACTCCTGGTCGGACTCTGAACCGTGGAGCATCTTGTACAACGGGTCCAGGAAGATGGCCTCCCAGTCGTTGCTCTTGCGGTCGCTCAAGAACTCGCTGAGCCGGGGGAGCAGGCGGGAGTGATCGTCACAGTTGCCCCGCAGAGACATGGAGCTGAACAAGGTGGGCTGCCCGGCGATGCCCATGGCTTCCT